TGGTTCTCCTGCAGTAGTATTTGGACACCATCCAGAAAATGGTAAATTCTTTGTAGCTTCAAAATCTGCTTTTAACAAAAATCCAAAGATTAATTATACACACGCAGATATCGTAAAAAACCATGGTCATGCGCCAGGATTGGTAGAAAAACTCCACGCAGCATTAAATCACCTCAAAAAAGTTGCACCAAAAACTGGCGTATATCAAGGTGATATTATGCACTCTGGTACTGATTTAAAAAATGAGAAGAATGGTAAAGTATCATTTACACCTAACACAATTAAATATACCGCATCTGGAGATGAAGCTGATAGAATCAAAAAATCTAAAATTGGTATAGTAACTCACACACAATATCACGGTAAAGATATTACCTCGATGAAAGCTGATTCTCATCCAGACTTACACAATTTCAAACAACATCCTGATGTTTGGCAAAAATCACCTAATCACGACACAAAACAAATTCATTATTCTGAAAAAGACCAAGCTGAGTTTCATAAACATATGGATGCGGCTGAAAAAATACACAAAGAACATGGTAAAACCATGTATAAGTCCACAGAACCTCATCAAGGTGAATCCGGACACTTAGCAACCTATATAAATCATACAGTTAGAACAGGTGAAACACCGTCAGCTGAGGGTTTAAAAGCTCACATTACTGATAAGTATAAAAAAATATCCAGTAAGTTAAAAACTCCAGCAGCACAAGCTCGTAAAAATACTGAGTTATCTGCACACATAAAACACATAGATGCACACAAGAAAGACTATGATAATTTGTTAAAAATGCACCATCATTTACAACAAGCTAAAAATATTTTAGTTAAAAATTTGGAACAACATGAAGGTGGTTTGGAACATCATATAGATAGTAAGAGAACTGGTCCTGAGGGTTTTGTAGTGAATCATGCAGGTGAACCAACAAAATTAGTCAACCGTGCCGAGTTTGCTCGTGCCAATTTATTAAAGGTAAGAAAATGACAACAATACAAGAAATGATTTATCGTGAAAGGGCAGGATTACTAAAAGAAAATTTTGGCGATGACCATGATTTTAGTTCTTTAAAACCACATCATTCTTATACAACAAAAGATGGTCACCAAGTTGATGTTCATATCTTCAATAATCCTAATGGTAAACATGCTATTTTTTATAATAAAAATTTGAATGGTATAACAAAATTGGTTCATTGGGAACATAATGCTGAACATCCGACTAAAGATGAATTGGAAAAAGCTGGGCACGAAGAATTTGAAGAAGAAAATACACGTTTAAATGAAGAAAAAAAAGAATTAGGACTTTTAGGTGATACTGGAGGAAAAGTAACAGAACACTCAGCAATTATACACTTAATTCATCATATGCACACACAACATGGAACATATGGTTCAGTAGAGCATAAAAAAGATTTGGCGCCGCACGAAAAAGCTCTAAAAGATATGAAGAGCAAATATGTTACAAATAAAACACAAGAAAAAGAATTTAGAGTTAGACAAGCTCACGGTAAAGCAGCAGCAAGTTCGATGATAGAATCATTGAAACAAAAACATGGACCACACGTTAGAATTGCTGCAGTTGGTCATACAGCAAAAGAAGGCGACATTGGAAGATTTACTAATGGCAAACATAATGATACTCAAGATAATCCGTCGGATGTTACAGTAAAAACTTATGTACCAGGTCATTTAAAAGAAGAATTTGGTGCCGGACACGAGCATAGTTATGAAGGATTTTCATTAAAATCATCTAAATCTTCAAAAAGAATAACAACTAAAAATCCTGCAATACATTTAGATGGTATGTTGGACCATTCAACTAGAAAATTAAATACAGAAAAAATTGCAAGAGATGGATTGAAAAAAGTTCACCATGAAATGGGTCACGGCGATAAGTCTGCTGCTGAAAGGGGAAGATATATCGAGGCTGTCAGAAAGAAAGAAGGTGTACCAAATCGTTCTTCTGTTGAAGAAAAAGCAAGTAAATTAGCTCAACCTGTACATAAAGCAACAGCTGAAGAATTACATGACCACATACATCATTTATTACACAATACCGGAGATGAAGGACATAGAATGGTTGGTCGTATGTTGAAAAAACATTTAACACCACATACTGGAATGCCTTGGTCTAAAGTTCATGTGATGGGTAATGAAGAACATAAAGTTAAAGCTTCAGTTACTCCAGGAAGTGAACATCCTTTAAATAAAGTTTTTAATAGTAAAAAAACAAAATACGCAGTATCAAGAAGTGGTGCTACTGTAACTTTACACAAAGTTGAAAAAGATGGTTCACATACTGCATTAGCACATTATAGACCAAAAACAAACAGTAATGCTTTAAAATCTGATACTTCAAACTATACTGTAACTCCAGCGTACTCACACTAATGAAATCATTTTTAGAAATACTTGAAGAAGCAGAAAAGAGTGCCAAACCGGTGGTGATGGCGTTTGGCCGCATGAATCCTCCAACAACTGGTCATTTAAAACTTATTGATAAAGTAAAATCCACAGCTGAAAAACTTGGAGCTAAACACACCGTTGTAGTTTCACATTCACAAGATTCTAAGAAAAATCCTTTATCTGGCGAACAGAAGATTAAACACCTAAAACGTTATTCTTCTGGTACCAATTTTCAATCTTCATCTAGTCAACATCCAACAATATTGCACCATGCTGCAAAATTACATGGAATGGGACATGACGAACTTCATGTTATTGCTGGGTCTGACCGTGTTAAAGAAATGGAACATCTATTACACAAATATAATGGTGTAAAAGGTAAACATGGTTATTATAATTTTAAAAAAATAAGAGTACATTCTGCTGGTCACCGTGATCCTGATGCTGAAGGTGCAGAAGGTATGTCTGGTACTAAAATGAGAGAGCATGCAAAGAATAATGACTTTTCTTCATTCCGTCAAGGCGTACCACATCATGTTTCCGCTGAACACGCAAAAGAGTTAATGCATGATGTTCGTAAAGGTATGGGATTAAACGAATCTTATAATCGTGGTATGTTCAAAGCTATTTTTATTACTGGTGGGCCAGGTTCTGGTAAAGATGTTATTATTCGTGAAGCCATTGCTTCTGAGAAAGCAACCGAATTAAATTTCACACAAGTTCTTGATATTCTTAATGATAAACATAAACTTGCAATGAAATCAATGAATCCAAAATTTGAATCAGTTCGAACCAGAAATCCACTTATTATTAATGGCCCAGCAGATGATTTAGAAAAGATTAATCATATCAAAGAAGAATTAGAAGAAATCGGTTATTCTACCATGATGATTTTTGTTAATACCGATAATAAAACCAGTCAAGAAAGAAATTCTTCATTGTCTAGAGTTATGGTAGAATCAATTAGACAAGAAAAATGGTGTAAATCTCAAGAAAATACTAAATATTTCACCGAGTTATTTAATAATTTTATCAATTTTGATAATACAGGAAATTTAGATAATAAAGAAGAAGATATAACTGAAATATATCAAACTACTCAAAATTTCTTGGATTCTACGAAAGTAGATATGGTAGTTGATAATTGGCTAAGTAAAACCATTAAGGAAGAAAATGTTAAGAAAACTAATGCAAAAGCTATTCAGCTTAAAACCGTTGGAAAATACAACCCGAGTTTTAGAGCAAAAGGACCAGCCGATATCAAAAGAGATAACTCCGGTTCCCTTGTCTACGGAAAAGACCAAATCTCAGGAGATACCGGTCCAAGAAAAGACCCTAACGGTAGAGGACACTCCGGTGGAGCATGGTCAGGCGTCTACAATACCAGTTATAACACCGAAGAAAAAGGTCCAACCATCAAATTCAACCCGCCGGCCAAAGAACCAAACTTCAACTACGACAAAGACAAGCTCAAAAAGCAAAAAAAAGGCGATAAAAGTTTAAGTGCAGGACGTGTAGCTAGACCGGATGGTGTTACACCAACATACGATACAAGAGCGGGTGGCCAAGGTGCTGCAGCAGGCGCCGGACTTGGCAACCAAACATACAGCGAAACAGTAGATTATAATAATGATGACGTATCTAATTTTAGTGCTCAAAGTGGTTCAGTTCAAGCGAATCCTCTAAGCTCAGCTTATGAACAAAAGAAGTCATTTGATAGATTTAGAAAGAAGATTAAAAAAGAAGCAATTGACCATCATACAGTAGATATGGGAGTTTCTGGTACATTAAGTGGTGCTGGTAACAAACAAGGTATGGATAGTTATTTTGACCAACAGCGTAATATTGGTGTTCAAATAAAAAGAAAAGTGAATAAAAAGTTTAATCAATCAAAAGACGATGGTAAGGACGGACAATGAAACGTTTCAAACATCTATCTAAAGAATTGAATAAAACTAAATTAATAAAGAATAGAGAATTATCACCAATAATGCAGAAGTTTGATTTTTGGGATGAAGAAACGAATCGTGTTAAAGAATTAGAAAATGGTTTAAAAAAGTTAAAAAGTCATAGTTACGATTCAATTGATAGATTAATGCAAGATATTGCAAAGAAACATGGTATTACAGGTAAAGACTTACACAACGATTTTAAGAATAAACACGGTAAAATACCTGATGAGTGGATTAAAGAAAATAAATGAAAACTTTTAAACAATTTTTGGATGAAAAAGGTAGATGTTGGTCTGGTTATAAACCAGTTCCAGGAAAAACTCCTTATACACCAGGAAGTTGTAAAAAAGAGGATGAAGAAAGAGAAGAAGCTCTTGAAGAAGATTTAAGACAATGGTTTAAACAAAAGTGGGTTCGTATGGACACTAAAGGTAATATCAAAGGAGGTTGTGCTAGAAAACCAGGTGAAGGTAAGCCAAAATGTTTACCACAAGCAAAAGCACATTCTCTAGGTAAAGAAGGTAGAGCAAAAGCAGCACAAAGAAAACGCCGTGAGGATCCAAATCCAGAACGCCGTGGTAAAGCAATTAATGTAAGGACAAAATAAATGAAAAAGTTTAACGAATTCATTACTGAAGTTGAAAATTTAGAAGAAAAGAATAAACCAACACAGCCTGAAAAGTGGGCTCGTGCTAAAGCGGCAGCTAAATCTAAGTTTGCTGTTTATCCTTCTGCTTATGCTAATGCTTGGGCTTCTAAGAAATATAAAGCATTGGGTGGTGGTTGGAGAAGCACTAAAGAAGAAGTTGAATTAGATGAAATGGATAAAAGTCAAAAATCACAGGAACGCCACGGTGATTATCCTCTTGGTATTAAAAATAAAGATGTAAACATGGTTAAACCAATTACTTCAAAAAAAGTAAAGAAAGATACCTTGGAATTATTAAACAAGTTATTAAAAAAAGAAGAAGTTGAATTAGATGAAAGGTCAGATTATGCTAGTAGACATCCAATAACAAAAGGTATTATCGGTGGTCGTGATAAAGGTGCTGAGTTATTTGGTGGCAAAAAACAATATGACACTTTAGCCAATAGAAGAAAACCTGGCCATGAAGTTGCTCATGCTAAAGCATTAGGTCATCAAGGCGGAGATGAAAAAGAACAACAAGCTAAACTTAAAACTGCATTAAAATCTAAAAATGAAGAAGTTGAATTCTACGAAGAATATGATACTGAAGAATTATTTGATATCTTAGAAGAAGTTGTTGATGGTATTGCTGAAGAAAGCAATATTGATCCAGATATTCTTTGGGAAAATCTGGAAGATGTTACAGACGAAGAATTATTTGAAACTGCTGCTTGGCGTAGAAAAGAAGGTAAGAATCCTACCGGTGGATTAAACCGTAAAGGTATTATGTCTTATCGTAGAGAGAATCCAGGTTCTAAGTTAAGTATGGCCGTTACAGGTAAAGTAAAACCCGGAAGTAAAGCAGCTAAACGTAGAAAGTCATTTTGTGCCAGAATGGGTGGTATGAAAGGTCCAATGAAAAAACCGAATGGTGAACCAACAAGAAAAGCACTAGCATTACGCAAGTGGAAATGCAGATAAAATAGGAGAAAAAAATGTTTGCAAAAAATAAAGTATCACAATCAATGATTGATGCGGTTAATTCTGTATTAAATGAAGAAAAGAAAGAATTGTTGCTTGAACCAAAGAAAAAAGAAATAGATGAAACAGGCTTTCATAAAGCTGCTCATGCTGCTCGTAAATCTGGCCAATCTCATTTTGAGTTCCAAGGTAAAAAATATCCTGTTACTGTTAAATCCTACAAAGAAGCCATTGAAATGGATGAAGCTGCTGAGAAAGTACCTACTGCTACCGGCATGAAAGTATATGGTTCAAGTTATGGCAATTCGATGAAAGCTCGCAAAGACCAGTTGAAATCTCCTGTTGATGATGTTAAAAAAGGTCCAACAGAAAAAAATATTAATAATAAAAGCTCTACAGGTGTACAATATCACCACAGCGTAAAAGAAGATGGTGATTGTGTTACTGAACCACAAGCAAAAAAGATTGCTAAAAAAGAAGTTAGTCACCATAATATAACAATGCACAAAGGCCAAAAGAATACTGTTAAAGAAGGCACTTTTGCTTCTAAGTTATTAGCTATGACCGAAGCTAAAGGTCCTTTGGCTGGTGCTCCTGAAGAATTTACCGACAATAATCTTGGTGAAGAAGAAATGACTGACGCTCAAATGAAGAAGCGTGAAAAGATTGTCATGTCAATGAAAAAAGGTATGGCAGGTTTCAAACAGCGTTACGGTAAAAATTGGAAGAATGTAATGTATGCTACTGCTACAAAACAAGCGATGAAAGAAGATTCTTCTGATACATGGAACGGTTCATACGATTTTGTAATTAGTGAACAAGAAGTTGAAATTGAAGAAGGTGATGCAAGTTACAAAAAGAATCCTCCAAGAACAAAAATGGCTGATGTTGTTGACCGTAAAAAGACTGTTAAAGATTTGTTGAAACCTCGTCAATACTTTGGTACAGGTAAAGTAAAAGAAGAAGTTGAATTATCCGAAAAGAATGATTCACATACACATGCTGCTCACTATGAAAACGAAAAGGGTGAATGGAGTGGTATGAAGTTGTTTACTGCTAAAGATGACCAAGATGCAATCAGACAAGCTCATAAAAACTGTGAAAAAGGTTGCCGTTTATCTAAAGTAGAACGTCATATGACAGTTAAAGAAGAATATTTCAATGAGGCTGAAGAAGTTGTTTCAACAGGTAAAAAAGAAACACACTCAACTGATATGTTACGTGGTCGTGTAAGTGGTGTTGCTAAGACAAATTCATTTAAAAATTTTAAATCAGAATTAAAGAGTGGTGGCGGCATGGAAGCTCCAAGTGATATGGAAAAGGGTGAAGATACAAAAGAGAAACAAAAGATTACTACTAATCCAGGTCCTGTAGATATTAAATTTGATGATAAATTGGGTCGCCCAAATCCATATACACACTTTAAAGATGAAAAACATATTACAAGTGAAGAAGTTCGTGGTGAATTAAAGAAGATGCGTGACCATCAAAAAAAAGAGCACAATAAAGAATTATCTCACTTTGAAAAAATGGAAAAAGATGCCTTCAAAAAAGAAGAAGTTGAAGAATTAGATGAAGATTCTGCATTAGACCAATTTCTTTCACAAAAGGGACTTAATACAGTAAATCTTTCAAGAGATAAAAAAATTAGTTATGCTAAATCAAATGAATTCATGAGATGGAAACAAAACCATCAAATGGAAGCAGCTGAAATTCCATTTGAAGGTCCTTATACAAAAAATCCAAAAAATGTAAAAGATAAATCTGGTGCAGTACATACACCAATGAGTCGTGCAAAAGATTTAGCTCGTCAAGCATTTAAAAAACTTAAAAAAGAAACAATGATGGGGAAAATTTCTGGTGGCGTCTAAACTAAAGAAAATTCTCAAAGATGTTGTTAAGAGAAATCCTGAACCGGCCAGAGGTACTAATTATGTGGACCCTGGCCAATTAGGACAATATTCTGCACAGAATCAAGTATCAGAAGATATGACCACAAGTAAAAGAGGTGTAAAACCTCCTAAAATTCGTGGTAAAGAAGCTGGAGCACCAAGGTCGAGCGATAAAGATTCTCCTACATTACAACACGTGCAAAGAATTAAACAAGCTGAAAAACATTATTTGGTAAAAACGCCGCCTGGAGCTTTAAGAAAATTAAATAAATCAGGCGTAATTAAAAATGCACCAACTGCTTTAAAAACAATAGATAGAACGCAAGGTTCACAAACAACTCAATTGACTCCTGAGGAAACACAAATGAATGAAGCAAAGAAAACAAAAAGAATGTCTGGTGCTGATAGGTGGCGTAAACATTTGAGTGATATAGATAGAGCACACAAAGAATTTATGAAAAGTATTGAACATCTACCACATAAAGACCAAACGCAAGCTATAATGGATAAAATCAAAGCAAATAGAGCGGCTATGCATAATGAAGATATGAATCCAAATTCACCTAAGGCTAATTTTGTTGCTAAAGAATTAAAAGGTGTTAGGAAACGTTCCGATTTTAATACTTTTAAAGAAGGTGGAGATTTAATGGGTGACCCAAAGGCTGCTGAGATATCTCCAGCTGATGGTGCAAATGGTGGTAAAGAACTCGCTGATGAAAAAATGAAACCATCTAGAGCCAAACTGATTAAGATGATAGTTAAAAATAAAATGGTCAAAGAAGATTTGTATGACCATGAAAAAGAAGATAAATCGGTACAAACTTATGGTAAAAAACCAAAATTTGATAAAGCTGATAAAAAAGATAGTGAAGGTGAGAAAAAACCATCGGCTGCTGCAATAATGACTGGTGGTACAACATTAACTGGTGAAAAACGTGATACCGTTGAAATCGATCCAATGATGCGTAATCGTCCTGGTCAGCCAGATGTCACCAAAAAAGATGACAAGAAAAAAGACGATAAAAAAGAAGAAAAGAAGAAAGATAAATAACAATATAACCAAGGCTAATTAAGGAGAAAAAAATGCCAGCATGGTCAAA